GAAAGGACGTAGGCTTATGGCCGACGATGATGAGGCTTTGTTTGATTCCGCTATGACTGATGCGTCTGAGCCGCAAGCTCAGGAAACCGGACAACCCCGTGATGAGCACGGCCGGTTTGCACCAAAGTCCGTTCAAGAACCTGAGCCGCAGCCTGAGTCAGAACCGGCTCCAGTTGCGCAACAGGAACAACAGCAACCTCAGCAACAACCGCAAGAACAGGGCATACCGTCCTGGCGGCTGAAAGAGGAAGCAGAGCGCAGGCGTGAGGCAGAGGCCAGATTGGCCCAAATGCAGCAGCGGCTTGCGGAACTGGAACGGCAGACAAAGCAGCCCGAGAAGGTGCCGGACCTCTATGAAAATCCGGACGCCTTTGTCGATCATCGTGCGCGCCAGTACATTGACCCGTTGGATGCACGGCAGCGTCAACTGACCGAATACTATTCACGGAAAGACGCCATTCGCGCATACGGACAAGAGAAAGTAACGGCTGCCTACAACGCTCTCGATCAGGAATTGAGAAGCGGAAATCCAGAAGCATTAATGATTTTCGAAAAGGCCAAGCAGAGTTTGGACCCTTTCGACGACATTGTGCAATGGTATCAAAAGCAAACGGTATTTTCTCAAATCGGGTCCGACCCGAATGCTTGGTTCGAGAAGCAGCTTGAAGAACGCTTGGCAAAGGACGCGGCGTTTCAGGCTAAGCTTATTGAACGGATTCGCGGTAATGTGCAGCAACAGCCTCGCCCTGTGGTCACGCAACTCCCGCCGTCGCTGAATAAGGCAACCTCATCCGCACCTCCAAGCGATGAAGACGACGACAATAGCGAAGCGGGGCTCCTGAGAACAGCATTGCGCCGATAATCAACACCAGAAAGATGGTGTCGCGGCGCTATGAAAGGCGCTCACAATGGCTTTGACTGCTCCACAGGCCAACAACAAGTTGGTACAATACCGAAAGGAACTCATCAAAGAGTTTGTTCGGGAAAACATGTTCTCGCCCTACATGGGCGACGCACCGACCTCGATCATCCGCACCCTCTACGACAACAAGAAGGGCGGCGAGCAGGTCAACGTCCCGCTGGTTCGGTCTCTGACCGGAACTGCAAAGTCCACCGGCACTCTGACCGATCAGGAAGAAGCGATCAGCAACTATGGTATGAGAGTCTGGGTTGACTGGGCTCGCCATGCTGTCGCGACCAATGATGCTGAGGAACAAAAGGACTCTGCCGATATTTTTGGCGAGGCTAAGCCACTTTTGTCGGATTGGGGTAAGGAACTCCAGCGCGACGAAATCATTCAGGCGTTTATGTCGCTCCCGTCTGAGTCGGCACCGTCCGGTCTCGGTTCGTCTGCCGGCCAGCGCGTGAATGGTGTTCTGTATTCCGACGCAACTGCGGGCCAGCTTAATACCTGGGCGGCGGCAAACTCGGATCGCATCCTGTACGGCAACGCGAAGGCCAACTATTCTGGCGTTCACGTTACCGACCTCGCCAAGATCGACACGACCGCGGATGGCTTCAAGGCGACATCTGTCTCGCTGATGAAGCGCATTGCAAAGACGGCAAATCCGTCGATCCGCCCGTACAAGACCAAGAGCGGATACGACTATTACGTCGCTTTTGCTCCGACCTCGCTGTTCCGCGATCTGAAAGCCGATCTTAAGGACAGCAACACCAATGCGCGCCCGCGTTCGGAAGATAACATCATCTTCCAAGATGGTGATCTGATGTGGGATGGCGTTATTGTCCGCGAAGTCCCCGAGATCGACCTGTTTGTTGATGATGTGTGGACCGCGTCGATCACTGGCAACTTAAAGACCGGCGGCGATAGTTCCGGCCGCGTAGCGCCTGTGTTTCTGTGCGGTCAGAACGCTCTTGCAATGCCGTGGGCAAAAATGCCGACGCCAACGTTCCGCGATCAGACTGATTATCAGTTTATCAAGGGCGCTGGTATCAAAATGTGCTACGGCGTGGCCAAGACGTTCTTCAAGAAGTCATCGGACCTCGTGCAGTGGGGCATCGTTACCGGGTTCTTCTCTGCTCCGGCTGATGCATAAGCAGGGAGGGCAGCACAATGGCTGAGTTTCCTCCTCGCCGGACGATCTCGGTGTTCTTCGCCTGGCTTGGCGACGACTAGTAACCAAGGCGGGCGGCTTCGGCTGCCCGCCTTTTTTCTTTGGGGCATGAATGCTCAAGTCTCTCGCGATTTGTGTAATTTCAAACCGGGATCATGTCCCGGACTTTTCGCGGTGCCTTGCGCATATGTGCACATACATTGCGCTTAATCCGATTGCGGAACGTCTTGACCTGAAAGTGGCCAAGAATTGCTCGCTGCTATCGGTGGCGCGGCAGGAAATGCTCGACGAGTGCAGGCGAGAACAGTTCTCGCATATGCTATGGCTTGACGACGATATGGTGTTCCCGCCGTATCTTGCGAATAGGCTGGCATCGCATGGTAAGCGTTGTGTTGGAGTCAATTCGCTGCGCAAGAATCCAGACTTCTTGCACTACACCGCAAAGACGGTCGAAGGCGCGTGGGTCGAATCGAAAGGCAAGACGGGTCTAGCCGAGGTCGGCACAGTGGGCCTTGCGATGTTTCTTCTTGATCTGGACGCCGTTCGGAAGGTGCCGAAGCCTCACTTTGAGGTTCGGTGGAATGAAGCCGGCCAGTTCTATTCTGGGGAAGATATGTATTTCTGCCGGAAGCTGATGGGCGCTGGCGAGAAAATCTGGATCGATCACGATCTGTCTAATCAGTGCGGCCATGTCGGCTCGCTGGTCTATACCTTCGATTTTTACGACAGGTTCAAGAATGGCCAAGACAGCGCAGGAATTGAAGAACGAGGCGTGGGCGATGCTGACCGGCTCCGGGCCGTATGACACGCCTTCCGCCGAAGATTCTGCGGTCATGCAGACATACCTTAATCCGCTGCTTGAGCAATTGGCGTTGGATGAGGTCTGTGAAGTGACGGACCAAGACGACATACCGGACGCGTGGTTTCTGCCTTTGGCGCGGTTGTTGGCGAACGTCGCTGGGCCGCGTTTCGGAACGCCAGTCAATGACGACGCACGACGCATGGATGAGGCGTTGCTGCGCAAGCTGACGGCTGCCCCGCCCACTTACGAACCAGCCTGCGCAAGCTATTTCTAGATGGTTTCCATCCCGCTTCCGCTGTCGTCCTTTCCGGGGTCGCATCCATCGGAGGGGGCGGGCAGGCTTATCAATTGCTTTGCAGAGCCGTTGGGCGAAGGCGCCCGCGCGCAAGCTGTACGGCATCGCTGTCCCGGCCTCACACAATGGGCTACGACTGAGCTTTCGACGTTTCGCGGTGCTATCCTTGTCGGCGCGCAGGTCTTTGCGGCGTTTGAAGATACAGTTGTCAGAATTTCAGCGGATGGCGGGACGGTTACGACCGTTGGCACGCTGGATGGAACCGATAAAGTATTCTGGCTGCGCAACAACAAAAGGCCAACGGCGGACCTTTTGGTTGTTTCTGCCAATGGCGTCTACACCGTTACCAATTCCAGCGTAACCGATCTTGCCGATCCAGACCTTCCGGCAATTAATTCTGGGACATTTCTCGGCGGGTATTTCTTTCTCACGTCGCTCGATGGACGCTGTTTTGCATCTGGCCTCAACGATACGACGTTTTCATCGTTGGATTTCATTACAACTGAGGCGAAGGCCGATGCGCTTTACCGTGCTGTCGGGTGGAATGGCAATCTGTTGTTGTTCGGGTCAAGCTCAATTGAAATCTGGAGCGACGACCAAGTTAACGAAACCGGCTTTCCGCTAAACCGTCTGGCTGTCATACAACGTGGCGCAGCGGGAGCGCACGCCATTGCAGGATTTGAGGACGGATTCGGCAAGGCGCTGATATGGGTCGGGGATGATAACGCGGTCCACATGCTGGACCAGTTGTCACCAATGAAGATTTCGCCGCCCGACTTGGATCGATTGATTGAAGCGGTTGCCGACAAGTCCACGTTGGAGGCGGGGGTCTATATCGCTGGCGGCCATCCGAAATGGGTGTTGTCCTGTGCGGATTGGACCTGGGAGTTTGATGTCAATACGCAAAAGTGGAACGAGCGCAAAAGCTATCTAGGGACGCGTTGGCGCGGTACGCAACCGTTCTATGCGTTTGGCAAGTGGATTTGCGGCGACACGCAGTCCGGCAATCTTTACGAGATTTCCACTGCGGCACAGACCGAGGCCGGCGACCCTTTGATTGCGGAAGTATGGTCGGCTCCAGTACATCAATTCCCAAACCGCGTGCGTGTCGCACGGGTTGACTTCGATTTTTCGACTGGCATCGGCAAAGTTGACGGCTCGGACCCAAACGAGACTGACCCTGTGGTTGAAATTTCATATTCCGACGATGGGGGCAACACATTCAGCGTGCCACGCCTTGTTCGTAGAGGGAGGGCGGGCAAGTTCCTATCTCGGATAACGGCGTATTGGCAGGGTATGACAGGCGCTCAGGGGCGCATCTATAAGGTTAGAATGTCTGATCCGAGGCCGTTTGGCTTGATGGCTGGTGATATGTCGGCTGAGGCCAAGGCGCGATGAAGATCACGCCGTCCACACAAGAAGCGCGGACGATCAACCGTGTCGGACAATCGAGCGAACAGGATTTCCGGTTTCGCAAGTCTGTGTCACGCTTCATCAACGAAGCGCAAAAGGAATTTGCAACCGGCATTCTTGATGCGAATGAGGTCTACGATAACGGCAACCGGGTGTTGACGGAAGCCGCACGGCAAACGCTTGAAGCCGGATTTGACACCACGCCGTTCGACCATGGCACGAAGTCAAGTGGCACGCTGACGATTGATCCGAAAGACGGGCAATATCAGACCGTGGTCTGCAATGGCGCGTTCACTCTGGCACCAGCTAGCACGACGAAATACGCTACGGTGGTGTTGCACATCACAAACGGGTCTTCTGCCGGATCAATCTCGTTTTCAGGCATGACCAAGAAATACCCGAGTGGGTCGCTCGATACGATAAACACAAAAAAGTTCTCGGTGTTTTTGTATTTCTTTGGTTCGTTTGGTGTCGATTACGCCATTCAGCCGAGGCAGTAGTGTTTAACCTGGTCCCCGGAGGCTTTGGCGGGCGAATAACGCGGACATATGTTGGTGGCGCTGCGTCAAACAATACGGCGATGTCAATTACTGCAACTGTAAATCTCGGAACAGAATCTGGTGAAAGACGTGTTGTCATTGTTTGTGGTGGGCACAGTGCTTCAACGCCAGCGAATGTATTAAATTTTACCGGTCTCTCTATGACCGGGTCGCCAACTATCGACATTGTTTATTCAACCAGTGTTCTTGATGGGTTCGTGGGCAGGTGCCTCGCCATCGGCATTGCGCATTACCCGACGGGCACGAGCGGGATTTCGGTAACGGCGAACTACAGCCAAAGCGGAGCTTCGTCGTTTGTGAACAAGGGCATTCTAGTTTATAGCGTCTATGGACTGAGCAACAACACACCGTTCACGCAAGGCGGGTTCGGGACGTACAATTTTCCGATTGGATCAATTGCCATCGGCGCTATTCAGGAAGGCGTCGCGCCAACATGGACCGGACTTACGGAGGATGCATACCAATTGATTTGTTCAGGTGCTTCGTTTGAAAGCGAACTTGGCGAAAGCGGCAGGTTAATAACTGCAAATTTTTCGAGCCTGAGACGAGTTGTTCTTTGGGCCCCCAACTAAGGTAAACCTGCGATGGGCATCTTCGACGTATTCACCGGCGACGCCGCGAAACGCGCCGCTGCGGAAAACACCGCGCGGCTTAATGCCTTCAAGCAAGAAGGCATGGGCTATCTGGACAAAGGTCTGAAAGGCGGTCTTGCCTCACTTGATGCGGCGCGTGCTGCCTATCAGCCTTATGCGGACAAGTTCTCGGGCGGCACCGATCTCTATCTTGATAGCCTTGGCGTGAATGGGTCGGAAGGCAATGCACGCGCCGCGAGCGCGTTTCAAACCAATCCCGGTTATGACTTCATGGTGAACCAGTCGCTCGATGCACTGGACCGCCGTGCGGCGTCGCGCGGCTTGCTTGGTTCCGGCAATACAAGCATCGACACGATGAAAACCGTAACCGGCTATGCGAACCAGGCTTATGGCGACTGGCAGAACAAGCTCGGCGGGCTGATCAATCCGGGCATGGCGGCAGCCTCCGGCATTGCCGGAGTTGAGACCGGGCGCGCTGGCCTGTACGGCAACGACGCACAGGCGCGCGTCAATCTTGGCCAGAACGTCGTCACAGGCGCGAACAATCAGGCGACACAGGCCGCGAATGCGCAGATGCAGGGCGGTGCGAATTTGTGGGGCGCTGGATTGAGCCTTGCAAGTCTTGGCACTGGTTTGCTGGGCCGGATGGCCGGGACGGCGAGGGCATAACCGATGGCAGAGCTTTCAGTCCCCCGGCTTGACTTCGCTTCTCTGGGGCAGTTGCCGGATGTTTATGACAAGGCGCGGCAGGCTGCGCAGATTCAGGAAGCCCGAAACAATCTTTCTGCGCAAATGCGGAGCGGCAATACCGATCTGAGTCTCGCGTCTCTTGGGCTGATTTCAGGTGGCGACATGCAGGGGGGGCTTGCACTTGCGAACTTGGCGCGGGCCAAAGCTCAAGATGATTGGAATCGCGAATATCAAGGTGGAATGCTAAAGGTAGCCCAGCAAAACGCAACCCGACAAGAGACACCTGCGCCGCTCCAGATTTTGAATGCGGCAGGGATTGATCCCAAGAGCGCGGAAGGGCGCAAGGCACTATTCCCCAAAACTGATACACCGATTAGCGCGACCGACAAAAAGGCGATTTTTGAGGCTGAAGATGCTCAACCTCAGTTGCAGGGCACTATCGAGGCCCTTAAGCGCGCAAAAGAATTGAATAGTCAGACGTTTCAGGGAGCGGGAGCGGGAGCGCGGGCGTGGCTCGGCACGAAACTGCCGGACATGATGGTCCCCGATTTCATCGCTGATCCAAAAACGGCGCGCGCAACTGAGGAGTGGCAAAAGACGATGGGGCCGGAAGCCCTTCAAGCCATGGCTAACACTCTCAAGGGTGCGACGACTGACTTTGAATTGCGCAAGTTTATCGAGATGCTTGCTGACCCATCCACCACGCCTGAGACGCGCGGCAAGATTATTGACCGCATGATTGCGCTCAGTGAACGCAAACAGAAGATCAACGAGGCACGAATCCAGGATTTGCGCGGCGGGACATATTTCCAGCCGCAGGGTGGCCAGCCGCAACGTAATGCGGCGCAGCCACAAGCCGATCCTCTTGCGATGGCGCGCGATGCTATCGCGAAAGGAGCTGACCCTAATGCAGTCAGGCAACGCCTGATCCAGAACGGCATTGATCCGAGCGGCCTTTGATGTTTGACGATCTGATCCCAAAGGCGCAGACGACCAGAGGATATGGTGACGCCATCAGTTCGATTGAGAGCGGTGGCAATTACCAGTCCATAGGCCCTGAGACGGGTCGCGGCCGTGCGCTCGGCAAATATCAGGTTATGCCGTCAAATGTTGGGCCTTGGACCAAGGAGGCGCTCGGGCAGGAATTGACGCCGGAGCAATTCTTGGCGTCGCCAGAAGCCCAGGATGCGGTGTTTAAGCATCGTTTTGGCCAATACGTTCAAAAATATGGACCTGAAGGCGCGGCGCGGGCTTGGTTCGCAGGCGAGAAGGGTATGAACAACCCAGAAGCGCGCGATGTGCTCGGCACTTCCGTTTCGGACTATTCTCAAAAATTCATAAAGTCGGCCGGTCTGACCGAGGCAAGCTCGCAGGCGCGCAAACCGTCTCCGACAACGGAATTGTCTTTTGATGATCTGATCCCGCAGCAAAATACTGCCGAACCTGAAATGCAGGGCCCGCCCAGAGCGCGGGTTGGCATGGTCGAAGCAATCATGCGGGGCGTCAATCAGGGCGTCTCGCTCAACATGGGGGATGAAGTTGCCGGCTTGCGCGCGGCGTCCGGTATCCCCGGCAACATGGGCGGCATCCCCGGTGCGATACAGGCCGGCATCGGCGCTGCTCGCATGGGCTACGATTACCTGACTGGCGGGACAGGCGCGCAGGATGCATACACTGCTAAGGTAGAAGCCGAACGCGAGGCGAACAGGCAAGCGCAGGAACAACGGCCCTATTCCTATATTGGCGGTAATGTAGCGGGGGCCGCTGTGCTCCCAGGTGGGCAGCTTATGCAAGCCGCAACGCTCCCGATGCGGGTTGCGCGTGGCGCGGCGGTCGGCTCCGCTTTCGGCGCAGGTTCTGGTGCTGGTGAAGGTGAAGGAATTGCGGACCGTGCGCAGAGGGCCGCTATCGGCGGCGGTATTGGCGCTATTGTTGGCGGTGCCGTTCCGGTAGCCGCCACTGCTGTTGAGGGCATTGGGCGAGGTATTGGAGCCGCACTTAGCCCTGTAACGAATAGGTTGCGTGGGGCTGTCTCGCCAGAGGCGCAAGGCGCTAGGACTACAGCGGAATATCTTGGGAAAGGTACGCCCGAGCTGACGCTCGCCGAATTTAGAACGGCGCAAGCGGCTGGCCAGCCGGTCGCAAACATAGAACGCGGCGGTGAAGCGGGGCGGGCGTTGGCGCGCTGGGCGTCGAACGTCTCACCGGAGGCACGCGAGACAATTCAGAAGTTCGCGAATGATCGTTTTGAAGGGCAGGGCGAAAGGGCCATTCAGTTTCTGCAAAACATCGCGGGAACAAGCGGCAACACGACCGTATTGCGTGACGCATTGAAGGGGCTCGCCCGTATTGAGAACAGGCAAGCCTATGCGAAGGCATATAGCCATCCGAACGCGCAAGGCATGTGGGATGAGGGTTTCGAGCAGCTCGCGCAGGCACCTGTCGTTCAGGATGCAATTCGCGCAGCGAGCGTCACCGCAGCAAATCGCGGAACGATGCAGGGCTATCAGCGGATTCAAAGCCCGTTCGTTATCGACAAGAAAACCGGTCAGCTTTCACTCAGGACAGACGAGAACGGGAACCGCGTTCTTCCAAATCTGGAATTTTGGGACAAGGTCAAACAGAATCTCGACAAGGTTGCTACGCCCGAAGCGAAAATGTTGAACGGCGCGCTCAAGGCTCATTTGGATGATCTTGTGCCAGACTATAAAAAAGCGCGGGCAGGCGCAGCGCATTTCTTTGATGCAGACGATGCAATAACGGCGGGGCAGAATTTCGTAAACCAGAACATGGCGCTCGGAGATGCGGCCAAGGCGCTGTCGAAAATGTCTCCGACTGAGCGCGAGATGTTCAAGATCGGGTTTGCGAGTAAGCTAATTGACGACATAGGCAACACGCGCGACCGCGTGAATGTCATGAGCAAGATTGGCCAATCGGAGAACGCCCGCACAAAGCTCAAAATGGTTCTTGGCGAAAATGGCTATAGGCAGATTGAGTCGTTTGTGGCTGTAGAACAGTCAATGGACAAGCTGCGCACTGCGCTCGGCAATTCTACGACAGTACGGCAATGGGTTGAACTTGGACTTGCCGGTGGAGTTGGCGGTTCAGGTCTTGTCAATGCCGATCCAACGCAGCTGGGGCTTGCTGCTGCTATCGCTGGGCGGCGTTATGTCGATCAGCGCGTCGCCCGTGAGGTCGCCCGGATGCTGACCTCTAGCGATCCAGACGTACTCGCGAAGGGAATAAGCGCGGTCTCCCGGAACAAGAATCTCTTGCGAGCCTTCCGGGATTTCGACGCCAGACTTTCGGGGGCCGCTTCGCAGCAGGGCTCGATGATGCAAATACAAAACCCGGTAAGAGCAGATAGCGAGCAGCCATCCAGCCGATAACGGTTCGATAGCAAAGCAGATCGACAAAAAAATCAGGATCAAAAAGGCCGTCTCCTAATGTCTGAAACTCATCTCGACCGGATGATCCGGCATCAGCGGCTTATTCACAACACTGCCCGCATTATCGGGGCGATCTCAAGGGAACATCTGGCACTGAATTTATGATATCGCGGCGGCGTTGTTCCTGATGGTCACGCCGCTGAATATCTGCCTGCATCATGCACTGAGCAAAGGAATCTGTCCCCGGCTTAAAGCCGTATGACTCGCATCTGTTGCTGTCAGCCGCCGTTAATTGCGTGCGGTCTGCCGCGCAGGCGCAGAGATAAACCGCAGTAAACAAGACTAACCCAAGTTGCTTCAAAGGCCGTCCTCCCCAGGGGCGGCCTTTTCTTTTGAGAGGCCGCATATGGCTGGACTCGCCCCCATTTCCCTACAGCAACGCATTGGCGTCAACGGCAGGCCATATGTGGGCGCACGCGCGCTATTCTACGCTGCGGATACCCTGACGCCAATAACCGTTTATCAGGACTACGGCCTCGGCACGCCGCACCCAAACCCCGTAGAAACCGACGATTTTGGGGTATTTCCGGCTATCTACATTGACGAGGCTGTTGAATTTTACCGGATGCGGATCACGGCCGCAGACGGCACGGCACTGTCCGACCTGATTACGCTTCCGGTGATTGGCCCGTCTGGAGGCGGTGGGGGTTCGGAGACCCCGGTCGATCCAAACGCGCTATTCAAGACGGGTTATCCTTTATGGCTTCCGCAGTCCGGCACGCTGGCTGGCTTTGTGCGGATGAACGGCCGAACGATTGGTTCGGCATTGTCGGGTGCAACCGAACGCGCAAATGCAGATACGGAAGCACTCTATACTTTCTTTTATCAAGGCTTCTCTGACGCGATTTGCCCTGTGATTGGCGGCCGTGGTTCGAGTGCTGCATCTGACTTTACTGCCGGCAAGCCGATCACTGTTTTGGACATGCGCAATCGTGGCCCGTTCGGTCTCGATACCATGGGTAACAGCGCTGCGAACGGATTCTCTGGCGTTACTTTTGCGCAGGGCGATGCAACGACACCTGGGGCAACTCTTGGTGCTGCGCTTCATACGCTGACTGAGGCGCAACTTCCGGCGATAACGCTAACACCACAGGTTACGTGGCCGGATTATAACTATAACAGAGCGTCATCTTCAGGAAAGCAAACTTCACTTAGTAGCGGTTCAGAAAGCGCGAACTATCCATTAACATATAACACAACAGCTGCAACAAGAAGTGGCGGGTCGATTCAGATACCACAATTTGGTGGCGGAGCCGCCCATAACAACATGCCGCCAGCCATGCTCGGCACCTGGTATATAAAGCTTTAGAGGGCGCTCATGATTACAGGCACCCTCACATCAGTCTCACGACTGGAAACATTCGAGCTCATCATTGAGCTTATCGACGATGAAACGGATGAATTGATCGACGTTTCGGATGTCGAAGCAATCTCAGTCTCTATTCTGGAACGCTGTGGATATTGCTCTGCCTTGCTGACTGCAACGCTCGGCAACGGCATCGAGACGACTCAGACGGGCATTATCACCGTCACTTTCACGGTAGACCAGATGCGCACGCTTCGCGCCGGAACATACCAGGTATTCGGCACGCTGACGAAAGACGGCGAGACCGCCCAAATCATCAACGCAACCCTTCCTGTCACCGGACCTGACGCGCTATGAGAGTTAGAGCGAGAACCGTAACCAAGTTGCCTGCATCGCTTTCCGCGACTGGCGGCTTGAAGGTTGAGAAGGAAAGCGGCGTATGGACGTTCTCGCCTGAATGGACTGACCTGTCGCTTGAGACGACCATCCCGGAGCCGGAAGCGCGGCAGCTTTGGACGCTCAACCCGAACACGGGCGTCTACACGCGGCTTTCTGTGCAGGCGCTCATTGACAATCTTCCAGAGGGGCCGACGGGAGATGCTGGTTCACTTATCTTTGTTCAAAATTCATCGCCAGCGAATGACAAACCGGAAGGATCGCTCTGGATTGATGCCGATAGCGCTGACCTTGATCTTTACCAGCTTACAAGCGGATCGTGGGGCGACACTGGCACTAATTTGAAAGGCGATGCAGGGGACAGCCCATCTTTATTTGTGCAAAACGATGCCCCCGCGACCAGCTACCTTGAAGGGTCGCTATGGATTGACGCGGACAGCGGGACGAACGATCTTTACCAGCTTCAAAGCGGCGTTTGGGTCGATACTGGCGTCAATTTGAAAGGCGCTGATGGTACCGGAACCGGCGACGTTAGTCACGGGAGCGCAATTTCTGTTGACAACGAAATTGTTCTGTTTTCCGGCACGGGTGGCAAGACGATCAAGCGCGCCACGACAACCGGCGTATTGAAAGCATCCTCAGGCGTAATTGCAGCGGCCGTTGCTGGGACTGATTATCTTGCGCCTTCGGACATCGGCGTCACGGTGCAGGCTTACGATGCCAATACCCTGACCACAGCAAACGGCGTTGCTCAGGGCCTACACACAATCTGGATACCGGCCTCTGCGTTCAAGTCGCGCGCCACAAACGGCGCGGAAGCCATCACCTACGACTCCGGTGCAAATGACGTGACGCTTGCGGGGTTTGGCTTTGACACGACATCACAGGAATACATCCATTCGATCCCCATTCGAATGCCGAAGTCGTGGAACGAAGGCACGGTCACGGCCCAAATTGACTGGACCAACACCGGGGGATCGTCAACACAGACCGTTCGGTGGACTGTGGCGGGTCGCGCTGTTGGGGACGATGACGCGATCAACGGAGTGTTCGGAACGGCTGTCAATCTTGACGACACATGGCTCGCCCAGAACGATATGCACAAGACTTCTGTTTCCAGTGCAATCACTATCGGCAACACCCCGGCCGAAGGCGACACGGTGATTTTTGAAGTCTCTCGCGATGTCGCAAACGACAATATGTCGGGCGATGCCGTATTTCTCGGCATGACGCTGTTTATCACAATTAACGCCGCAAACGACGCATAGGCACCGCCATGACGCAATACGCCCTTGTTAGCCCGGACGATCAAATTGTACGGGTCGCAAGCAATGTCGATCCTAAGACTGCATCCGTGAAGCCCGGATTTCGTTGGATAGCGGTAGAGACAGACGGCAAGAGGGAGACGGACGCCGACACGTTGTCGGCGCCCGCTTATGATGCTCAGACGGGACGAGTAGTGCAGGTCTACGTTCCGCCATCTCTCGAAAGCTACAAGTCGATGCTGCGCGGTCAGGTGGATGCGAAAGCGGAAAGCCTACGACTGCAATACATCACGGCCGGGCAAGGGCAGGCCATGGTTTATCAGCGCAAGGCGGTCGAAGCCCGCGCGATCCTGAGCGACGCAAATCCTGATCCCGCGAACTACCCGATCCTGTCGGCATCTGTCGGCATTGAGGGGAAGGACATTGCAGAAGTCGCGGCGCTTGTGCGTGCGACAGAGGATGCGTGGGCCGCGATCGCTGCCAAAATCGAGACGGTGCGATTGGGAGGGAAGGCCGCAATTGCTTCTGCTGAAACGCTGGCGGATGCACAAGCTGCCTATGACGCTATCGACTGGACGTTGCCGCAATGATTGATTTCGGCCCACCCCCAAAGCTTGCGAAGCCCGCACTGATCCTGCCGAAGCCTGCGGATATCATCCGTCCGGGCGATCCGCGCTTTGTCGCGCCGGGGATGTTCGTTGCCACGGGATTGACAGGCTTTGGGGCGCGGCTTTCGACTACTGCAACGCAATCTTTCATTGCCGCGACCGGCTCGGCTAACGGGATCAACGTCACGTCTCACAGTTTTACTTCGCAGTCGTATGGCAGTGGCAGCCATATTGTCATTTACGTCTACACTAGACGTAACGGCGGCGGCACGCCTTCCGGTTGGACCTGTACCGTTGGCGGTAACTCAGCGACGTTGTTGGATAGTCAGGCGTCTACAAATTCCGGCTCCGCGATGTTTATCATCGCCAATCCTTCGCCGGGCGGCTCGGGCACAATTGCTGTTGGTCTCGGGCAATCAATGGAGCGGTGCTCGATTGCGGTGTTTTCCGTCAACGGCTTGCAAAGCATGACTGCCGTGGACACTGATAAATCAACGTCGAACAATCCATCAATCACATCGACTACAAACAACGGCGGCGTCGTTATTGCGGGTATGTCGTCGGATGGCGGCGCGTCCTGCACATGGACCGGCCTGACGGAACGGTCTGACGCGACTTACAGCAGTGGTTTTGGGTGGATGTCGAGTGCGTCTGCTGACATCGTGACCGGCGGTTCACTTGCCGTATCCGTGGCAGGCGACACTGGCTCTAGTAAAACCTTTATCTGCGTCTCGTTGAGGTAGGAAATTGCCTGCGGTCGAGTGGCCTGTATCGTAATTCGCAATCGGCTTTCATGGTGCCCTTAATACCAAAACTTTGGATGAGCTTTGTGCGGCACGCGCCAGCGACCGTCATACATCCCTGTTGCCCACCACCATAATTGTCGCAATGGATGCGTGTTGCGCCGCTTATGGTGGTGCCAAATTTGTGGGTAGGGGGCATCGATCGTATTTGAGAGCGATGGGCTAGGGAGAGGTTGGATTCCAGCTTTGGCGGCAAGAATTGTTAGTACACTCTGATCGTTGAGGTGTCTCACAAAACCGTCCAGATTCGACTTTCCGCAGGTATTTGGAATGTCCGTCACTACGCGCGGGTCTTTCATCGCGTCGCGCCAGAGATTCAAAAAAGCGATAGCCCTTGGCGTGTTCCGGCAGACGATAAAGGCCGCATCCAGCTGAGGACGATTCCATTCTTCTGGATTGTCGGCGTTCAAAAGTACGAACGCATCCCGCTTGCACCATTTTGACTGAGGGTCTGGCAGCCGGTTTTGAAAGAGCGAAACGTCGCGAGCTTCTGTCACAGCCAACAGTCTGGCCGGATCGCTTATGACTGTTACTGCTACGTCGGTATAGAGCACCGTTTCAGCGCCCGACCGCAATGCATCGAGTATGATGTAGGGCTTCCACACCCAAAGGCCTGCCCCTCGTGATGATGGGTCATTGCAGACGTGCTGATTTTCCCGGTAGGCCTGCAAAACCGGGGGTGACGTTGGAGAATAGATATCAACTTGATACCCAAATTTTTGGGCAGACCGTCGCAACCTGGCGGCTGACTGCGAGAACATCGGAGACGCGAACGAAATGTAAGCGACGGTATCAGCTCTGGCTCGGAAATCTGACGTCGTGTTCATTCGCGGAAAATAGTCCAAAACAACTACAGCGGGCAAGACCGTCCGCTTCCGCCTTTATCAACAACCCATAGGTCCCGACATGCTGCGATTGATCGCGGCTGCGCTGGTGCTCGCCAGCGTTGCCTCTCCCGCTTTTGCCTTCTTTCAGGGGCCGTGGAACGCCGCGGCACAGCACGGCACGCTCGGCGGTTATGCCAAGGCGTCCACCTCCCGGTCCTGCCTGACGGGCGACACCCGCGCGGTGCTGAACCGTCTGGAGGCTCGCGTTGGCGCGGTGCAGATCGTCTCGACCTGCCGGCCGGGGGCGCGCATCGCAGGCACCAATCGCCAGAGCAAGCACGCCATCGGCCGTGCCGTCGATTTCAACACCCGCCGCAAGGGCGAGGCGATTGCCTTCCTGCGCTCGCAGGGCGTGTTCGTGATGACGTACTCAACGCATCAACACATTCACTTTAATACAGGACAGAGAGGGGCGGCCTTCAATGCCAACGGATATGGCCGAAGCGTATCGGCCAGAAAGATGTGGCGACGATGAAGATCAAGCGCGGCACCCATACAAAGCAAACTCCAAGTGCTGAACGGTTGCGAACGCTCCTTCATTATTGTGAAGAAACAGGCCAATTTACTTGGCGCGTCAACCGTGGCGGCAAAGCTATTGCCGGGACAATTGCTGGTACGCCTGACAAGCACGGTTATATTTGCATCAATGTCGATTGCCGCCTTTATAAGGCTCACCGCTTGGCATGGCTCTATGTGCATGGCGAATGGCCAGAGCGCGAGATTGATCACATTGATGGCCATCCGGCCAACAACTCGATTTCGAATCTGCGGGTAGCAGATCGCCATGATCAAAATCGTAACCGTCGAATCAACAAGACGAACCGACTTGGCGTAAAGGGCGTCCGACAGTTTGGCCTGCGGTTTGAGGCAAGGATCAAGGTCAACTATCAGAACATCGTTATTGGTCGATACGACACTGCGCAAGAGGCACATGCAGCCTATGTGCGCGAGGCCACTCGTCGGTTCGGTGAATTTGCGAGGGCCGGATGATAAAGATGCTGTGGTTCATCGCCTTCGTTCATGCCCAAGCCGGACCGCAGGTCATCACGATTGGCGAGACAACGGCGTTCAAGGATGATGCCATGTGCCAAGCCTTCGGCGCCGTCATGAAAGACCGGCTTGCTGATTATGCACGCGGTGTTGCTAAGTTGGATTGGTCGGACAAGGTATCAGTCGCGTGGAAATGCGAACCGGCAGGTGATCCGGCATGACCGGCCCCACCCGCGCATTCGCCATGCTGTTCGTGGCGCTGCATATCCTCGCGCTGTTCGCCTTCACGTTGCGCTGGTTATGGGTTGCGATTCTCGCGCTTGTGCTGCTGATCCATGCGGCGCGGGCGGAAGAACTGGTCGAGCCAACGCCGCAAGAGGCAATCGACATTCAGCGATGGATTCCGCAGGCGTGCTGCCGGACCAACAATTGCTGCCGCAAGGTGCATGAAGGCGCGCTGATCCAGTTGCCGAACAATCAGGTTCGCGTTGTCACCACGGGGCAGGTGCTCCCCCGCACCGGATGGTCTCAGGACGGCCAGACATGGCGCTGCACTTGCGATCTCATTGACGGCCAGTGGGTGACGCACCCCAACGCGAACACGCGATGCGTCTTTCCGGTTCCGGCCGGGTCTTAATCGTTCCTGACATCGGAGGTCTGTATGGCATCGGAGAATTTCGACGCTGCGCTAAAACTCGTTTTGAAGCACGAGGGCGGGTGGTCCGATCATCCGTCCGACCCTGGCGGCGCGACCATGAAGGGCGTCACGCTCGCAAACTTCCGCCGCTTTGTGAAGCCTGATGCGACCAAGGCGGACCTGCGCCGGATCACCGATGCGCAGATCGCAGTGGTTTATCGGCGGCACTACTGGGACGCCGTGCTCGGTGCCGAGCTTCCGTCCGGCGTCGATTATGCTGTGTTCGACTTTGCTGTGAACTCCGGGCCGTCCCGCGCGGCCAAATATCTGCAGCGGATCGTCGGCGCAGTGCAGGACGGCAAGATCGGTCCGGCCACGCTCAAGGCCGTCCGCGCCCGCAAGCCTGAGAACGT